GAAGAAGAACGTGTTCTACCGGGCTGGCGCCGTGTTCGAGCGCCGCGACGAGAAGCGCATCCTGGCCTTGTACCTGCTGCGCCGGCAGCAGAAGGTTGAAGCGCGCTTCGGTATGGCCGAGACGGTCAGGAGCGTGGCATTGCGCGAGTACCAGCGACAGATGGAACGGGCGCTGCGGGAAGAGCTCACCCGTGCGACCTGACGCATCGGACACATCAAACGGGTCCTCCCGGGCCATCTGAAGCGCGGGGGCCGCGCGCAGCGCGACGCTTGCCTAGCGTCAGACTCAAAAAATCGGTGGTCAGGTGGTCGGTGGTCACACCGGCTGCCATCGAATGCTTGGAGATTCCGATGAGCATGAGCTTGCGTGCCTACGCCCGGCATCGCGGCGTGGCGCTGTCCGCTGTCCAGAAGGCGATTGCCAGTGGGCGCATTCAGGTTGAAGCCGATGGCCGGATCGACCCGAACAAGGCCGACGCCCAGTGGGATCGGCACACCCGGATGGCGCAGCCGACCACCCCGAAGGTGGTCACCCCCAGGGTGGTCAGTCCTGAACGACCCGCCGCGCCGCCGACACCCCCAGCCGCCTCCAGCGACGATGCCCGGGGCGTCGATTACCACAAGGCCCGGGCGGTACGCGAAACCTACTCGGCGCGCCTTGCCAAGCTCGAATTCGAGGAACGCACGGGCAAGCTGATCAGCAAGGACGAGGTCGACATCAAGTATTTCCAGCTGGCCCGGCAGCTGCGGGACCGTATGCAGCAGATCCCGCGCAAGGTCGCGCCCGAGATCGTCGCGCTGGTCGTGGCCGATCCGGATGTGCGTGGCGTGACAGACATCCTGGATGTGGCCATTCGTGAAGCCCTGGAGGATCTCGCCCGATGAAAACCCATCCGATGTGGAACCCCGATGAGCCGACCTACGCCGATGTGGAGGACGTGGTCGGCAGAGCCTTCGCGGATGGCCTGCGCCCCGATCCGGTTGCGGACGATCCCATCCCGGACGATCCGGTACCCGCCGACCTGTCGCCCGAGCTCATCGAAGCCCTGGTGCGCGACACCCTGCGCCAGCACCTGGATGCCCTGATCCCCCTGCTCGCCCGCGAGATCACCCAGCGCTTGCGCTGATTTCTTCGTCAGGTCGCCTGGCGAACGTTTCAACACCTTCGCCGAGGGTCATCGATGACGACTGCCTTCACCCCTGCCATGGCCAGCCGCATCGAGCTGTGGCCGCTGGACCGGCTCAAGCCCTACGCCAAGAATGCGCGTACCCACTCCGACGCACAGGTGTCGCAGATCGCCAGCAGCATCGTCGAGTACGGTTTCATCTCGCCGATGCTGGTGTCCGGCGAAGGCGAGGTTATGGCCGGGCACGGTCGCTTGGCCGCCGCGAAGAAGCTCGCCCTTGATGTCGTGCCGGTGGTCGTGCTCGATCACCTCACGCCCACCCAGCGCCGTGCGTACATCCTGGCGGATAACCAACTGGCGCTGCAGGCAGGGTGGAATGAGGAACTGCTGGCGGCAGAGCTCGCTGAGTTATCCGCTGCCGGCTTCGATCTCGGCTTGACCGGCTTCAGCGATGCCGAGATCGAGAGCCTCTTGGGCGAGCTCGACGATGCGGACGACGCTTCACAAAATCCGCCCATGGGCGGATTTACCGAGGACGCCGACGAGGACATTCCGGAGGCACCAGTCATCCCGGTGTCCCGCGCAGGCGACATCTGGCAGCTGGGTGCCCACCGCCTGATCTGCGGCGACTCGACCGACCCGGCCGTGGTCGCTGCGTTGATGGCCGGCGACAACGCGAGTCTGTGCTTCACCAGCCCGCCCTACGGTCAGCAGCGCGACTACACCCAGGGCATCGCCGACTGGGATGCCTTGATGCGCGGCGTCTTCGCCCACTTGCCGATGGCGCCAGTGGGTCAAGTGTTGGTCAATCTCGGCCTGATTCACCGCGACAACGAGGTCATCCCGTACTGGGATGGTTGGCTCGCCTGGATGCGCACACAAGGCTGGCGACGCTTTGGCTGGTACGTCTGGGACCAGGGACCGGGGATGCCGGGGGATTGGGCGGGACGCCTGGCTCCGAGCTTCGAGTTCGTCTTCCACTTCAATCGCCAGAGCCGCAAGCCCAACAAGATCGTGCCGTGCAAGCACGCCGGTCAGGACTCGCACCTGCGCGCCGACGGATCATCGACGGCGATGCGCGGCAAGGATGGCGAGGTCGGGGGCTGGACCCATGCTGGGCAGCCCACCCAGGACTATCGCATCCCGGACAGCGTGATCCGCATCATGCGCCACAAGGGCAAGATCGGCCGCGACATCGACCATCCCGCAGTGTTTCCGGTGGCATTGCCTGAGCACATCTTGCTGGCGTACTCGAATCCGGGCGAGATCGTGTTCGAGCCCTTTGGTGGCTCCGGCACCACGATCCTGGCCGCCCAAAAGACCGGACGCCAGGCCCGCGCCATCGAACTCGCCCCGTCCTATACCGATGTGGCCGTGAAGCGCTTCCAACAGAACCACCCCGACGTTCCGGTGACCTTGCTGGCCACCGGGCAGACCTTTGCCGAGGTCGAACACGAACGATTGGAGACGGCTGATGCAGCTGAGTGAAATCACATTCGAATATTGGCCGACCGAGCGCCTGATCCCGTACAGCAGAAACCCCAGGAAGAACGACCACGCCGTCGAGCAGATGGCCGGCGCCATCCGGGACTTTGGCTTTCGCATCCCGATCATCGCCAAGAGCACCGGGGAAATTTGTGATGGCCATCTGAGGTATAAGGCCGCGCTACGCCTCGGGCTCGAGAAGGTGCCGGTGATCCTGGCCGACGACCTGACCGAAACACAGCTCAAGGCCTTCCGCATCCTGGCCAACCGCTCGGCGACCTGGGCCGAGTGGGACGAGGATCTGCTGCGCCTCGAACTGGAGGAGTTGCAGGAGGCCGACTTTGATCTGGCGCTCACCGGTTTCGATGCCGACGAACTGCTGGAGATCATGGCTGGCGAGGAGACGACCACCGAAGGCCACACCGATGAGGATGCTGCGCCCGAGGTGCCGATCACCCCGGTGTCCAAACCCGGCGATGTCTGGATCTGCGGTCAGCATCGACTGCTCTGTGCCGACAGCACGGAGGCCGCCAGCTACGACACGCTGCTCGGCAACGAGCGTGTGGCGATGATCTTCCAAGATCCGCCCTACAACGTGGACTATGCCAACACGGCCAAGGACAAGCTGCGCGGCACCAACCGCCCGATCTTGAACGACAACCTGGGTGACGGATTCCAGGACTTCCTGCTGGCAGCGTTCAAGCCAGCACTGGCCCGGTGCAATGGCGCGGTCTACGTGGCGATGTCCTCCAGCGAGCTCGACACCCTGCAAGCGGCCTTCCGTGCTGCCGGCGGCAAATGGTCGACCTTCATCATCTGGGCCAAGAACACCTTCACGCTGGGCCGCTCGGACTACCAGCGCCAGTACGAGCCGATTCTGTACGGCTGGCCAGAAGGCGCTACCCGGCACTGGTGCGGTGACCGCGACCAGGGCGATGTCTGGCACTTCAACAAGCCGCGCGTCAATGACCTGCACCCGACGATGAAGCCGGTGGAGCTGGTCGAGCGGGCGATCCGCAACTCCAGCCGTCCTGGTGATGTGGTGCTCGATCCCTTCGGCGGTTCCGGTACCACGCTGATCGCGGCCGAGAAGTCGGGTCGCCAGGCACGGCTGATTGAGCTCGACCCCAAGTACGTGGATGTGATCGTTCGCCGCTGGCAAGAATGGAGCGGCAAGCAGGCGGTTCGGGAAGCGGATGGGGTGCGATTCGATGACCTGGTCGGCATAGTCGATGCTGCCGACGCCAGCGATGAGCTGGATGCCGAGGAGGTGCTGTGAAGCAGTCGCGCTGGGTGTCGCTGCTGGAAGCCGTGACCAATGTGCTGGTCGGCTACGGGGTGGCGGTAGCGACCCAATGGCTGGTGTTCCCGCTGTTTGGTCTGCAGGCCACGCTGCAGGAGAACCTGGTGATCGGCCTGATCTTCACGGTCGTGTCGCTGGTGAGAAGCTACGCACTGCGTCGCGCCTTCGAGTCCTGGCGTGTCAAAGCGCCAGCGGCTGCTGCTCCCACAGCACCGTGCCATCGGTGCTCAGCCACAGACGCTCCACAAAGTAGTCCCGCGCCATCATCTCGATGACGGACTCGCCGGTGGGGCGGGTGGCCGTTCTGCCAGTGGGCAGGTAACGGCGTTCCTGGTGGGTGACGGCGGCAATCGTTCGACCGCGCCATTCCAGATTGATCAGGCAGGAGCCGCGTGGCCGCTGGTTGGCATCGAAGAGCAGGGCGCGCACCGTGCGGGTCATGGCTCAAGCCGCCAGGGATTCTTCAATGATCTCGCAGTGGATCACGAACCCGGTGAGGTAAGGCAGCCCCTTGGGGATGCCGTATTGTTTGCTGGTGCTGCGGCCAATTGTCCAGCCCATCCAGCGCTGGGTGGCTTGCTCAATCGCATCGCTCAGGGTGGCGCCGGCGTAGAGACCGTTTTGCACATCGTCGGCAAAGTGACGGCCGTGACGGCTGTCGAGGAAAGTGCGGACCGATTCGAGCGGCTGGCAGGTGGCGTCCGAGATCGCGGTCATGGCCAGCGGCCAGGCGGCTTCGGCCTGCTCGTTCATCGTCCCGAAGAATCCCCAATCGGTGACAGTCGGGGCGTGGATCTGGGTGGTGGTGTTCATCTATGGCTCCTGGTGGCTGATCGTTGCGACACCTGTAGTAACGCGCTTCGGGCCTCAAAGCCAAGCGCATCGTCGATCTTTCTGCGCTTGGCTCGGCGTTCGTCACTCCATCGTGTCGGCCCGCACCAGTTCGGCTTGCGCGCCGGCGATGAGGTCCAGCCGCAGGTTCGGGGTGATGTTGCAGGCCAGCTCGTTCAGGGCCCAGTTCATCACGTCGGCCTTGTCGCGCAGCGACTCGGCGTCCTCGAACCGGCTGGTGTAGCGATCCAGTTCGCGCAGTGCGCGCTCCAGGGTGGATCGGGCTTGGGCCAGGGCCTCGCGGGCGCGGTGTTCGGCGTGCTGGGCTTGAAATTCGCGTGGGGTGTTCATGGTGTGCTCTCCTTCTCAGTTGATCGTTGCGACACCTGTATGAACGCGCTGCTCGCCACTGAAGCCAAGCGTCATCTCAATCTTTCTGCATCGGCTGTTGGCGGCTGACGACGGCGGCGAGCTTGGCGCGGGCGGCATCACCCTCCCATCGGCAGGGACCGTTGCCGCGTGCGGCTTCCTCGGTCCAGCGCGCGAGGATCTCGGTGTTGCGCCAGCCCTTGGCGGCCAGGTAGGCGTAGTCGTCGGTATCGAAGTTGGGACGGGCAAGGAGGGCGCGAGTGGGTTTCATGGCTTACTCGCTTTCTGGCTCGGTCGTGCCCGACTGTTCAAGCTCGGCCTTGAGGTCGAGCGCGTCGCAGATGTCGTTGCGGCTGGTGACGTATTCGCCATCGACGTAGATGTCGTACCAGACGTCGCGCAGTGAGACGTTGGCCTCATCGGTGGATTGGCGCTTCAAGGTGACGGTGGGCATGGCGTGCTCCGTTGTTCGTTGTGGGCTGGACGTCCCCATGAACGCGCTGGTCGCCACCAAAGCCAAGCTCAATCTGCATCCTGGTCGGTATCGATGGCCTCGATGGCCAGCACCACATCGGCGATGCGGTCGGCCTCAAAGCCAAAGCCCCGGTGGCGCAGCAGGTGCTCGATGCTCGGATGCTTCATCCGGGCGATCTCCCGGCAGGCCGCCAGCAAGGCCTGCAAGTGCTCTGCCGGGATCGGGACGTCAGGCGGCATGCTCACGCCGTGGCCTCTTCAGTGGCATCCTCGGCGATGCGGTAGAGACGCTGTCCTGCACCCGGGGTACCGGCCGGGCCTTCGATCTTCTCGGAGACGATGGTCAGGCCCAGCTTCTTCTTGAGCGCCCCGGCAAAGGTCCCTCTGATCGTGTGGTGTTGCCAGCCCGTCGCCTCACTGATCTGCGCGATGGTGGCGCCCTCGGGGCGTTTGAGCATCTCGATCACCAGGGCCTGCTTGCTGTGCTCGCGACCCCGCTTCGGGGTGGTATCGGGCTGCTCCTGCTGCCAGCTGGCCTCGGCAGCGGTGACCGCCGCTTCCAGTTCCGGGTCGTCGGCCAGGGGTGGTGCAGTGACAGCCGTTGTGCGCATGGGCGGCAGCACATCCTCCGGTTGAGCTTCGCCCTTGATGATGGCGATGGCGGCGCGCGTGATGCGCCACTGGCCATCCATCTGCTCGATCAACCCCCGCTGCGCGAGGCTGGCGATCATCTTCAGCTTGGCGCCGCCCTTGAGATCGAGCAGCGGTTCGATCAGGCCACCGGCATCGCAATGCGCGCGGGTGATGAGGTCCAGTTGGCGTTCGGTGATCGGGGTGGTTTGTGCGGACATGGTCGTGTTCCTTGTGATGAGGGTGGTTAAGCGGTTTGCTGGGCGGCGGCGCTCTGCCCTGCGGCTAAGCCCGCCTGGTAGGCGGCCATCAGGGCGCTCTTGACGCACCAGACGCCAACGTCGTGGAAGTCCAGGCGGTCGTGGTTGCGGGTCTCCAGGGTCTCGATGAAGAGATGTTCCTGAGCGATCTTGGCGAGCAGCTGGTCGAGTTGCTGGGCAGCCTTGCTGGCCGATGCTTTCCGGGTGCGGGTCGGGGTCATTTCGTGCGCCTCAACTTGGATTTCGGTGATGACATAAACGCGCTGTTCGGGACTGAAGCCAAGCGCCGGTTCAAGCTTTCCGCGCTTGGCTGGCCGACTCGTTCAGGCGGCAATGCGGCGCTGGGCCTGCTCGATCTCGGCCGGCAGCCACAGCGTGGCGATTTCTTCTTCCAGGGCCTGGCGCCGGCGTTCGGCGATCTCCTGCAAGGACGCGATCTGCGCGAGCAAGGCCAGCAGGTCATCGCGCTGGCGCAGGATGGGACTGCCCACTTCGGGCAGTCGCTCGATCCAGTTCAGGGTGGGGTCGGTGGTGTTCATGGCGTTCTCCGTTGGCGTTGATGACATCCGTATGAACGCACTGTGCGCGCGTGAAGCCAAGCGCCTTCTGATCAATCGGCAGGGAAGAAGCCGATGTAGCGGAACTGGCTGCGCTGCCCGTGGCCGTTGCCGCGCATGCCCGAGTAGCCGATGTCGGTGATGTCGCGGACGCTGTAGTGGTGGCCGGGCGCCTGGGCCTTGAGCCAGACGTAACCGCTGTGCGTCTTCTGGCCCTGCGTGGTGCGCAAGGCGATGCCATACACGATCAGATATGTGTCCTGCGCTCCGAAAAAGAGGCTGGCTTCGACCTCGCGTTCTTCGCGGTTGAGGGTGAGCGGGATGCGGGTGGTTTCCATGGCGTTCGTTCCGGGTGGTGATCGATGACGCCTGTATGAACGCGCTCTTCCCGAAACAAGCCAAGCGTTCGTTCCATCTATGTCGCATCGGAGTGGCTCGTGTTCGACACTGCTGAATCGGCGGTCGAATCCGCCTGGAAACGGGGCCTGGCCCCTGACCCGATCCTCACCGTCGATGACTGGGCTAACCGTCACCGGATGCTCTCGTCGGTGGCTTCCGCCGAGCCGGGTCGCTGGTCGACCAGCCGCACGCCTTACCTGAAGGCGGTGATGGAAACGCTATCGGCGACCTCGCGCGTGGAACGCGTGGTGCTGATGGCCGGGGCTCAAATCGGCAAGACCGAAGCGGGGTTGAACTGGCTGGGCTACGTCATCCACCACGCCCCCGGCCCGATGCTGCTGGTGCAGCCCACGGTGGAAGGCGCCAAGCGCGTCTCCAAGCAGCGGGTGGATGCGCTGATCGAAGCAAGCCCGGAATTGGCCAGCCGGGTGAAGGACCCGAGAAGCCGGGATTCCGGTAACACCCAGCTGATGAAGGAATTCCCCGGTGGCGTGCTGATCATGACCGGTGCCAACTCGGCGGTGGGTTTGCGCTCGATGCCGGTGCGCTACCTGTTTCTCGATGAGGTCGATGGTTACCCGGGCGATGCCGATGGCGAAGGCGATCCGGTGGCGCTGGCCGTGCAGCGCGCCGCCACCTTCGTCAACCGCAAGGTCTACCTGTGCTCAACGCCGACGCTGAAGGGTTTTTCCCGCATCGAGGCGGCGTACCTGGAAAGTGACCAGCGGGTGTTCGAAGTGCCCTGTGATCACTGCGGCGCACACAGTCAGATCCTCTGGCGCGACATCCGCTGGCCCAAAGACAAGATGGCCGAGGCGGCCTGGCACTGCCCGCACTGCGAGGGCGTCCACCCCGAGTACCGCAAACCGGCACTGCTCGCCAACGGCCGATGGACCGCCAAGGCCGAGGGTGATGGCAAGACGGTGGGCTTTCATCTGTCGAGCCTGTACAGCCCGTGGCTGACCTGGGGCGAGATCGCCCAGGAACACCACGCCGCGAAGGACGACCCGGTGCGGCTCAAGGTATGGGTGAACACCAAGCTGGCCGAAACCTGGGAAGACCGGGAGGGGGAGACCTTGGACGCTGAAGGCCTGATGGAACGCCGCGAAGCCTACGGGCCGGCCATCCCTGCCGAGGTGGCACTTCTGACCTGCGGCATCGACGTGCAGGACGACCGACTGGAGCTCGAAGTGGTTGGCTGGGGCCGGGACGAGGAGTCCTGGTCGGTGGACTACAAGGTGCTGTGGGGTGATCCCTCCGCGCCGGACACCTGGTCGCAGCTCGACACTTACCTCGGTAACCGCTTCGAGCACGAGACGCTGGCCAACGGACTGACCATCGAAGCCGCGTGTCTGGACACCGGTGGCCACCACACCCTGGCGGCCTATGCCTTCTGCAAAGGCCGGGAGCGCAAACGCATCTGGGCGATCAAGGGTGGTTCGGGCAAACGGCCGATCTGGCCCAAACGCCCGAGCAAGGCGAACAAGGGCAAGGTCAATCTCTTCACGGTCGGGGTGGATGCCGCCAAGGAGGCGATCTACGCGCGCCTCAAGAAGGAGGTCGGCGCCGGCGCGATGCATTTCCCGCTGGATCGGGATGCGCAGTATTTCGAGCAGATCACCGCCGAACGCATTCGCACCCGCTACGTGAAAGGCTTCCCGCAGCGCTTCTGGTGGAAGCCCGATGGCAGCAGGAACGAAGCACTGGACTGCCGGGTGTATGCCTACGCGGCGCTGCACGGCCTCTTGTCGATGAGTCTGAACCTGAACAAGCGGGTCGAGGCGCTGCCGCCGGTGCCCGCCAATCGCCAGTCGGCCAGCAACGCCACGCCCGTGGCGGTGCCGATGACCGCCAGTCCGCGCCGTCGGCGCATGGCCATTTCTTCCAACTACCTCTGATACCGCCAGCCTCCCGCTGGCCGGGAGTGCTGTCCATGACCCTCGAACAACTCAAGGCCCAGCGGGAAGCCCTGCAGGC